ACAAATACAAAGATGCTGTTTGTCTATTCTATGATTCTGAATTTGGTATCACACCAGAGTATATTCAAACAAATGGTATCGATACCACCCGTGTTATCCATTTACAAATCGAACATCTTGAACAATTGAAATTTGATATTTCACAACGTCTTGAAGCAATTGAACGTGGCGACAAAGTGATTATTTTTATTGATTCTGTTGGTAATCTGGCATCTAAAAAAGAAGTTGAAGATGCACTAGATGGTAAATCTGTTGCCGATATGACCAGAGCTCGTGTGATGAAATCATTGTGGCGTATTGTTACACCACACTTGACCATAAAAGACCTGCCATTAATTGCGGTCAATCATACCTATCAAACAATGGAGATGTTCTCTAAGGCTGTCATGTCTGGTGGTACTGGCGGTATGTACTCTGCTAACCAAGTTTTCATTATTGGTAAAGCACAAGAGAAGTCTACATCAGGTGATAAAGAATTGCTTGGTTACAATTTCACAATTAATATTGAGAAATCTCGTTTCGTAAAAGAGAAGTCAAAGTTCCCATTCTTAGTTACATTTGATGGTGGTATTCAGAAGTACTCAGGTCTATTAGAATTAGCAACCGAAGCCAATATGGTTTCTGTTGGTAAGTATAGTCGTTCAACTGGCTATGCTGTGATTGACCAAGAAACAGGTGAAGTTGGTGCCATGATGTCATTTTACAAAACACAAACTTCTGAATTTTGGAATCCAATTCTAAAGAGTGAAAAGTTTAAAGAACATATCAAGAACAAATATAGTATCGCATATGGTAGTTTGTTACAAGATGAAGAAGAAACTGAACCACAATTATTACAAGAGGAAGATGAGTAATGTTTAATTTCGGCCGCAAGACAAAGAAAGTGCCGAAGGAGGGTGAGGACTATAAATTTATAGACTTCACCAATTCCGACCTTACAGGCATTATGGTACTCAAAGGTGAGTACTCTGGTGTAGTCTACCATTATGGTAAAGTCCGAGTGAAAGAGCAAGGTGAATTTGCCACGTTAGAGTTTGGGTTCACATTAGTTAACTCAGGCAAACACGACATAGACCTCTTGCAAAAAGATGAGGAATTTGTTACAATAATGGGAGATGTACTTTCTGAAATTTTAACTAGGGATGATAATGAAAAGATTGGAAACCACGATCCTGAAGAATCTGATTTATTGTGAAGAGTATGCTCGTAAAGTCATACCATTCATTAAACAAGATTACTTTTCGGATTTAACGGAAAGAAATGTATTTAAAGCAATATATAATTTCACAAGTAAGTTTAAAACCCTACCAACACATGAAGCTCTAGTCATCAATTTCACCGAAAGTAATTTGTCAGAACCAGAAGTCCGTAATGCAATTACTTTGCTAAATGAAATACATGATGATAAAGATCCAAGTGAACAACAATGGTTAACGGAGCAAACAGAAAAGTTTTGCCAAGACAAATCCATATATAACGCCATTATGGAATCTGTTTCGATTCTTGATGACAAAACACACACAAAATCTAAAGGTGAAATTCCAAAACTATTGAGTGATGCACTTGGTGTATCATTTGATAATTCTGTTGGTCATGATTACTTAAACGATTCTGATTCACGGTATGATTTTTATCATCGTGTTGAATCTCGCATTCGTTTTGACCTTGACCTATTCAATAAGATTACAAAGGGTGGTTTCCCAATCAAGACCTTGAACATTGCATTGGCTGGAACTGGTGTTGGTAAATCCTTATTCATGTGTCATTGCTCTGCTGCGGCTTTGAGTCAAGGTAAAAATGTATTGTATATCACGATGGAAATGGCAGAAGAAAGAATTGCTGAACGTATTGATGCAAACTTATTGAATGTTGACCTGAGTGAATTACAAACATTGACCCGTGAAGATTACCTGCGTAAGTTTGGTGTCCTGAAAGATAAGACACAAGGTAAACTAATCATCAAAGAATATCCAACAGCTTCTGCTCATGCGGGACATTTCCGTTCTTTGTTGAATGAGTTAAAACTGAAGAAGAATTTTACACCAGATATTATCTTTATTGATTACCTTAACATCTGTTGCTCAAGTAGGATTAAAATGGGTGCAAGTATCAATTCATATGCCTATATTAAATCCATTGCAGAAGAATTGAGAGGTCTGGCTGTAGAGTTTGCTGTGCCTGTTGTGAGTGCCACACAAACAACTCGTAGTGGTTTCAGTAACACCGATGTTGGTCTAGAAGATACTTCAGAGTCATTTGGTTTGCCTGCAACGGCCGATTTTATGTTTGCTTTGATTAGTACAGAAGAACTTGAACAGTTGAATCAGATTATGGTTAAACAGTTGAAGAATCGCTATGGTGATCCAAACCTGTATAAACGATTCGTTGTTGGTGTTGATAGATCCAAGATGCGGTTGTATGATGCAGAACCATCCGCTCAGGCCGGTATTGTAGATACTGGTGTACCTGATGATGATAAGCCATTGAACACATTTGGTAACAGAGAACGTAGATTTAATTCCAAGTTTGAAGGTGTTAAGATATAATGAAGTATAAAGCCCTCTATAAGAAAATGCATTCATTTGCTCCAAAGTTTGTTGGTGATAAAACTATGGGACAAATAATGTATTGGGCTCGTAAAATGATGAAACAACATAACATACCTGTTAGCCGAATCATTGATGAGTCTAATGCTGCATTAAGTGGTTACACGATTGGTGGTTTCTTTGATCCAATGAAACAGTTTGGTGATAGCTCTATCGAATTGTATATTGTATTTAATGAAGATGATAGAAACCTAAAACTTAATATTTGCGATGGTGGTGCTAAAGTAATCATTGATGAAATGTTCAAGACCTATGTACATGAGAAGAGACACCGTTATCAATTTCGTAAAAGAGGAAAGGTATTCTGTAGAAAATACAGAAGCACGGTTGCTGATGAAGAATTGAAAAATGATATGGAATATTACGGTGACTATGATGAGATTGACGCCTATGCTCTAGAGGCAGTAATAGACCTTAGACTACTAAGTTTTTCGTGTATTGCGGAAAAGTACCAAGAATTGTTTGCAAAAAATGATCCGGTAGTGTATAATAGATTTTTAAAGAAGTGCTACAAATTCGAAGATAAAATATCCTTATGATTAAAGAAGAAATAGTAAAATACTTTGCCGATAACTGTGATGCTCGTGGCATTCCTAATATCAGTAATTCTGCTTGGCTTGAGTTTATAGCTCAATATGATAAAGATGATATTCGTCAATCTTTGGCTGAATATGTGCATCGAAACAATATTCCTTTTCCAACAAATGAATATGAATATCATGAGATAGAAACCTCATTCAGAAATTTTTATCACCGACAGCATTACGATCAATATAAAGACTTTGATGTTGTTGAAGAAAGATATGAATACAAATACAAATATTCAGATATGCCTTTGGGTGTTATTGATAAATCTAATTTCTTCAACAAAGTAAGTGATTATTTTCAACAAAAAAATAGAATGAAGTGTGGGTCGAATTCATCATCCGCACCGTCAGACATATGGAACAATAAAGACAAGCTGAGCAAGATGAATTGGACATTTTGGCGTCCAGGTGTTATGGGGGATAAAGGTTTAAATGAATCTTCTTTCCGTTCAGCCTTTAGACTCGGCACATATACAGCAACACAATTCAAACCATCAGTTGCAAAGGCATTATATGAAAAACATAATGCAATAAATGTATTAGATACATCTTGTGGTTGGGGTGATAGGCTTGCTGGTTTCTATGGAACACCAGGAACTAAGTTGTACGTTGGTTGTGATCCTAATCCTGATGTATTTGAGGTGTATAAAAAACAATGTATAGCTTATGAAACAATGATTGGTGGAAAACCACAGTTAATTGAAACGAAAGATTATTTTGAATGCATTGGTTTAAAAACAGTTAAGATATGGAACTTACCATCCGAAGATGTGAATTGGGATTTGTATATTGATACTTTTGATTTCTACTTTACCTCTCCACCATACTTTGAAACAGAGAAGTATGCAACAGATACCGATAAGGCAGAGAATCAATCGTGGGCAAGGTATGATTCATTCAAAGGATGGAAATATGACTTCTTCTTTAAGGTAACTGAGGCTGTTTGGAAGACAATCAAACACGATGGATACATGATGATAAACATCATAGAACCGCGCACCAAGGGGTCTAAACGACTCAATCTATGTGATGACATGGTCGATCATTTTAAGTCATTTAAAGACTCTTTTTATGTCGGCAAGATAGGTATGCGTATGATGGCAAGACCAAATGCGGTAGAGTTGAAAGATGTATTCATTGAACCAATATGGGTGTTTCGTAAAGGCAATTCAGAATATCCAAAGACAGAAAAATCTACCTTAGAATCATTTTTTGAATAGTATAAATACTCCAATAAATCGACAGGAGTATTAAATGGCACTAGACGCAGTTGAAACAAAAAAACAAGAAAATTGTTCTCGTCTATTTTTTGAAGCTTACATAGAATCTGGTAAGAAATTAACCATGGAACAATTAAAAAAGACTTATCCAGAAATAAATACAAAATGGTATAATACTTTTGATATGCAAGCTACTGCGATGAAAGATTGGTTAAACAATAAAAAACATAAAAAAGGTTTTGATTATTCCAGAGATGATGGAATTATGCCTATTCTAGTTAAAATTTCTTCAGAATATTGTGGTGTAAGAAACAAAGACAGTTGGAACACCATGGATATTGTTATGGTTAAAAAAACTGATGAAGCAAAAATACAAAAAGAAATAGAAAATCTTTGTAGAACGAGTAATGCAGATAATAATTTACAAAACTTAAATGGATTGATGAGAAAATTTTTTAAAAATGGAACACTATATGGAATATCATTAAAAGATGTTACTGGAAAAGAAGCACATATTGAAGTTTCCAATTTAGAAGATCCAACTGAAATAACCGGGTTTCAAGAAGTTGATCCGCAAAGATTTAAAATGGTAAAAGGTTCACTAAGATGCAATTTAGAAATTAGTGACAAATTTTTTGATACTGGTGAAGCAGCCGCAGGCCTTATTATAGATGGTAAAGGTGTAAATGTACAACATAGAAATTTTAGATATAGCCAAGATAGAGGTGTTGTACAAACAGACCTTACTGGAAAAGGTGCAGCTGCTAAATTAGGAAAAGCATCTGCTGGTAGATTAACTGAATTCTTAGCTGACTTTGGATTAGAAAAGCCAGAAAGTCCCGGAAAAGATCCAAATATTGATATGCCAGGTAAATGGACAGAAAAAAATGTTAAATATTGGATAAAATTTTATAATGATATAAAAGATGATACTGTTGCTGGAGGGAAAGTAGATTTTGGTAATGTTCAATGTAAAGTTGGTAAAGAAACCCGTAAAGGGTTTAAAGAAGTTTTGGAATATGCAATTTTACAGGAAAGTAATAAAGTTCCAAATGCAGCAGGAAGATTGTCATCTAAACTTGTTGGGTTAAGATGGATACAAGTTTATCAATTGATGGATACAATGGGTATACTTGAAAAGTGGATATCTGTTTTATATTATTCTGCAAAAAAAGAAGGCAGTTCTAAAAATGGAGTGTTCATAAAGATAGCCTAAAATAAAATTCACACAATTTTTAACCGAATCAAAAAAAGAATTGCCTCGTTTAAGAATTATCTGAATTATATATAATATATCACTCAATTATCAAAAGTGAGTGATATAATAACATTATTATAAGTGAGTGAAAAATGAAAGATTTAATTATAGGATGCTGTACCAATTACGATTGGGACAAGTTAAAGTATTGGGTTAATTCTATTAACCGTTGTGGATATGAAGGCCACAAAGCAATGGTGGCCTTCAACATCAGTTTTGATACCATCGAAAAACTGGTTCTCGCTGGCTTTGAAGTTATCTTGCCAGGAAAAAGAGATGAGGAAAATAGACAATATGTTTATCAGTCTAGTTTACCTGTTCACGTTTAACGATTCATCCACATTTACAACCACCTAAGAAAGAATGAATATCGGTATGTAATTACAACCGATGTGAAGGATGTTGTCTTTCAAAAGAACCCAATTACATTCCTTGAAGAGAACTTAGATGATAAAAATCTAATGTTCGCAAGTGAAAGTATGTATTATAAAGATGAACCATGGGGTAACCAGAATCTAATTGAGACATTTGGTCCATTCTTCCATGACATTTTCAAAGAGAATGTAATCTTCAATGTGGGTGTTCTTGCTGGTAGATCCATTTGCATGAGGGACTTGGCAGCAAACATTTTTGTAATGTCAATCAATCGCCCAATTCCTATTGTTGACCAATCAACATTCAATTTTATGATTGCACAACATCCATATATCACAACATCAAAATATATGACCTCTGAATCTGGATGGGCAGCACAACTTGGCACAACGGTAGACCCAAGTAAAAAAGAACAATTTGGGCCATTCCTATTAGAACCTTCACCTGTTATGATTAACGGCGAAGTTGCAACTTCTAAAGGAAATGTCTTTACAATTGCTCACCAATATGATAGGATTCCAGGATGGAAAGAACGTATAGAGGAAAAATATAATGACTAAAAGAGTATTGATTACCGGTGGGGCAGGGTTCATTGCACACCATTTGATTGAAACAATTCTTGACCAAACTGATTGGACAATTGTGTCACTTGATCGACTTGATTTCTCTGGCAATCTAAATCGCCTTGAAGATATTATGAAGAAATATGATCGTGATACCAAGAAGCGTGTTGAGATTGTATTCCATGATTTGAGAGCTGAGATTAACCCACAGACTTCAGGTTTGATTGGTGATTGTCAATTGGTTCTACACCTTGCAGCAGGTTCTCACGTTGACCGTTCTATTGAATTCCCAATGGAGTTTGTACAAGATAATGTGGTTGGTACAGTTAACCTGTTACAGTTTGCTCGTACACTTCCTAATCTGGAGAAGTTTGTATACTTTAGTACAGATGAAGTATTTGGTCCTGCACCAGCTGGTGTTGATTACACCGAACGTGATCGTTATAATGCAACAAATCCTTACTCAGCATCAAAGGCAGCTGGCGAAGAAATGTGTGTTGCATTTGAGAACACATATAATATGCCAATCATTGTTACACATACCATGAATGTATTTGGTGAACGTCAGCATCCTGAGAAGTTTATTCCTAAAGCCATTCGTTATGCTCGTGATGATCTTACACTAACAATTCATTCTGATGCAACTAAAACAAGAGCTGGTTCACGCCACTATGTTCATGCTAAAGATGTTTCAGATGGTCTAATGTTCATTCTCAATTTACCATCTGACTACAAGAGAGTACCCGACTTCGGTGGTGCCAAGATTCCTAAGTTTAATATTGTTGGTCCAGATGAAATTGATAACCTAGAATTAGCTAGGTTAATTGCTGCAGCACAAGGTAAGGAGTTAAAATATGAGATGGTTGATTTTCATTCATCCAGACCTGGCCATGATTTACGCTACGCTTTGTCTGGCTCTTATATGGAATCTTTAGGTTGGAAACCAAAGATTTCATTGCGTGAAAGAATTAGAGGTATGGTTCAATGGTCTTTGGAGAATGATAAATGGTTACGGTAAGTTTAAAAGAAATCTTTTGGAACCTAGAGAAAGGTTCGACTAAGTGGTCTGGTTACTTTGATGTGTATGAAAAGCACCTAAATAAATTTATTGATAAATCACCTAGAATTCTGGAGATTGGAGTTCTAGGTGGTGGTTCAATTGAAATGTGGTTGAAGTACTTTGGTAAAGACACCTCTGTGATTGGTATTGACATTAATCCTGAATGCTTACAGTACAAGTATGATGGTGATGCACAGATCGTTATGGGTGACCAATCTTCACCAGAATTCTGGAAACAATTTGCAGAAGAGAATGGTACATTTGATATCATTATTGATGACGGTGGTCATACAATGAACCAACAGATTACCACACTTAATTCTATGTTCCCACATTTGAATGATGGTGGTGTATTTGCTGTTGAAGATACTCATACAAGTTACTGGCAGAATTGGGGTGGTGGTTTCAAAGAACCACAAACTTTCCTTGAACACGCCAAGAAGGTTACTGACTCTATGAATCAACAACACTTCCAAGGTAACAACTACCTTCTACCACAGACACTTGAAAGGTATAAAGGGTTGAATAGTGTTTCTTTCTACAATAGTGTTGTGGTCTTTGAGAAAGAAGCCTATAAAGAGTTCGGCATCACCGACAACAAAACTTTAACTGGACGTAACCTGTGAAGATAGCATTATGTTTATCAGGACAACCTCGTGCCTTTAAGCATGGGTATGAGTTTGTCTACAAAAACCTATTGAAAGATAATGATGTTACGGTGTTCATTCATACATGGCAATCTCCTGAATCCCATGAAGCCATAATAAAATATAAAGCTAAAACATGGCAAGTAGAAAATGCATTGACAAATGATTTATCAAAGTACACCAATGTTCCACCACCACAACCAAACTGGAAAGTAAAAGATCCAGCTCGTGCAACATGGAATCAATTATATGGTGTTATGGTGTGTAACTCACTCAAATCTGAATTTGAACTTTTATATGATATGAATTTTGATTGGGTTATTCGTTCTCGTTTTGATTTTGCAATCAATGTTAAGATTCCATTTGCAGAACTAGATAACACTAAACTTTATATTCCAAATTGCAGGCAAGTTCCTAATCGTGATTTTGGTAATGACCAGTTCGCATTCTCATCTTCAGAAAATATGGATAAGTATGCTGACACATTCACACACTTGGATAGGTTCTATGAAAGTGGTGTGCAGATGATGTGTGAAGATATGATGAGTGCCAATTGGAAAGAAAAAGGTCTTGTTGGTGAGAATTTGGTTTACTGTAATATGAATCATCCATTTCCACCTGGCGAAAACAATGGAACATGGCACAGTTTAATTCGTGAGGATTTTGAAAAATGGGTGCGCTAGTAATTTGTATGGCTGGTTTAAACACCAGATTCCATGATGTTGGTTTTGATATTCCAAAATATCTATTACCTTGGGGTGAAGAAACAATCATTCATAACATTCTTAAAGAATTAGGAAAGTTTGATGAGGTTATTTTATTGGCCAATAAACGTGATGTGTATTTTAAGAAAGAGTTGGTTGAAACAATTAAACCACTTGGACTAACAGAAGATAACATCCATTATATCAGCGATACTAATGGACAAGCTCACACCGCATACATCGGTGCTTCATTAATTAAAAACAAAAAACAACCATTCTTTGTTCATAATGCTGATACAATTCTTACGGGTAGAAATTTTAAAGAAATTGAAAGCTACATGGCTCATGCTTATGTTGATGTATTTGTTGCTACCAACCCAAAGTATTCGTATGTTAGGTCAAAAGATGGAATTGTAACCGAGATTGTTGAGAAGTGCGCTATCTCTCCTTTTGCAAGTTCAGGCCTATATGGTTTTCGTAATGCAGAAATATATGAAGATAATTACGAATTAGTATTAAATGGATTCACAGGTAAAGAATTGTATATTGCGAATGTACTAGGCCACATGATTAGGAATGGTGAATCTATTGGTCTAAATGAACTGAATAATGAATATGAAACAATTGTCCTTGGTAGTCCACAAGAATATGGTCTTGAAGTCACTAAACAGAGTTTAAAGGCAAGATGAAGATTACTAAATTGAAAGGTGGCTCTTTGAGTAACACCTCTTTATATGAAAATGGTACTGAGAAATTTATTCGTAAATCTGTTAGTACAAAACAGAATCGTGAATATGGTTATGTTCGTTGGTATTCTCAATTAAAAAAACTGCAAAGATTTGAAGCAACAGGACTATTCCCTAAAATTTTAGGTGTTGGTACGACAGATAAAACGGCTTATTTTGATATTGAATACCTTGAAGGTTACAGAGATATCAAGACCATTTTGACAGAAGATACTATGACACATGATGTTATAGAAAAAATAAACGAAGCTGTATGGTGTTCATTTGATAACCTACATCGTAAAATGTATTTGCCAATTAAGGGTGCAGGTTCATTATATTTCAAAGAAGAAGTTTTACAGAAACTATATGATGCCTTTAAGTACCAAAAGTTTTCTGATTTCTACGAATCTGGTTTGTTAGATTCTTTTGAATACAATGGCCAGATTACACATGGCATTCAGAATTTTTTACCTGAATTGGAGAATTTCTTTAATGAACTCAAGCTTACGACAGAAGAAACTATTCATGGTAATCCAACACTTGAAAACATGATGTATTCCTTTAAAGAGGATAGAGTGGTGTTTATTGACCCCTATGAAGAAAGTTGCCTTGATTCTCGCCTCTTAGATTATTCACAAGTGTTACAATGCTCAAGAAGTCATTATGGATATATTACCGATCGTGGAGTAACAGTTGTTGGTCCATCGGTAGGATATCATGGTAGTATCCCAAGTAATTTTATCGTATTCAATAAACTATTTGAAGATAGAATAGACTCAGCAGACAAAAAGACAATTGATGTATTAGAGGCAACGCAATTCATTCGTATGTTGCCATTCAAATGTGCAGCAGGTGAAATAGAAAAGGCGATGTTCTTTTATGTTCATGCTTGCCATTTATTGAGTAAGGTATTTAAATAATGGAAAATGTATTAACTAAATTTGATAATTACAAACGCACTTGGTCGGTTAAAGCTGAGTTGCCGATTGAGTTTACACTAAAGTACTCTAGTGATGTATTGAATGTAAACAATCACGACCTACTGAGTTTTGGTGAGTCCAATCGTAGATTGGTTGTCATAGATGAAACTGTGTATAAACTTTATGGTGAACAATTAGAAACCTACTTCAAAACATTTCAGGTAGAATTAGAATTGTTTGTAGTTGATGCCACAGAAGAAAACAAAGATTGGCATCAAACTGACGAGATACTAAAATTCTTTGAATTCTCTGGTGTCTTGCGTAGAGAAGCCATCATCGTTATTGGTGGTGGTGTTCTGTTAGACTTGGTTGGTTTCTGTTGCTCAATTTATCGTAGAGGCATTCCTTATGTGAAGGTGCCAACTACATTGTTGGCCATTGTGGATGCATCTGTTGGTGTTAAGGTTGCGGCTAATCACTTTGGTCGTAGAAACCGTATAGGTGCATATTATCCACCAATTGCAACACTATTAGATAAGAAGTTTATTGCTACACAAGATGAACGAAACATTGTTAATGGTATTGCAGAGATATTTAAACTCGCACTAATTAAAGACAAAGAATTGTTTGAGTTGTTAGAGACAAGTGCAGAGCAATTAATCACCGAGAAATTCCAGTTTGGTGCGGTACCAGTTCGTGTAATCAATTCTGCCATTACAGGTATGATTGAAGAATTAGCACCAAATCTATGGGAGAAGAAACTAGATAGGTGTGTTGACTTTGGCCATTCATTTAGTCCTATTATTGAAATGCAGAATATGGATACATTGCAACATGGTGAGGCTGTTGTGCTAGATTGCCTGTTGAGTTCTTGTCTTGCTAATATTCGTGGCTATACTGATATGGAAACCATACAGAGGATCTTTAAAACAGCCAATAGTTTAAAATTGCCTGTCTTTCATAAAGATTTTTGTGATTTTGAGTTGCTTAAAAAGTCATTATCTGATACAATGAAACATCGAAATGGTAATCAATACTTACCTGTTCCTGTTGGCATTGGTAATTATAAAATACTTAATGATGTAACCGATGAAGAGATAAAGAGAGCTTCAGATTTGTTTGAAGGAATTTATTATGAATAAGACTATTTTAATTACTGGTACAACCAGTGGAGTTGGTGCGACACTTGCAAAGTTTTACCTTGAGAGAAAATGGAATGTAATTGGTTTCGCTCGAACTGATTTCTCTATAGGTGATTCGATATCTCAATATGAAAATTATCAACACTATCAAGTCGATATCACCAATCCTTTTTTACTTGAGACTATATTTGAAAAAATAGGTCATATTGATATTCTAGTCAATAATGCTGCTATGTTTGAGATGAAATCATTTATGGAAACTAGTATTAAAAATATACATAACATGATTGATATCAATCTAAAAGGCTCAATGTATGTTACAAAGTTTGCTTTATCTAAGATGGAAAAAGGCAGTCGTATCTTCTTCATAAATTCGGTTGCAGGCCTTGAAGAACTAGAGAATCAATCTGTTTATTGTTCTTCAAAGCATGGTCTGACCGGATTTGCTGGTGTTCTTGGCCAAGAATTGCAACCAAAAGGCATCAAGGTAACAAGCATTCATCCCGGTGGTATTGATACTCCACTTTGGAGTAAAGAAACACCATATCCTTGTGGTGATGTTAAGCAAGCTATTGCTCCAATTGAAATTGCTAAATTGATAGACTTCATATACAATAGTGGAAATAACATTGAATATAAAACTGTTAAATTATTTCCTGATACGGAATGGCACAAATGATTATACCAAATAAAGATTTATTCATCATAACATCAGCTTTGAATACTGGACTTGGTGTAATTAATAATGAATTGAGGTTTGAACAAACAATACAAGGTGTTAAAAGTCTTAGAGAGAAAGCACCAGAGGCTATCATTTTCTTAGCAGATGGATCACCACAACCGGTTGATGATAAACTATTTGAAGCATTAGGCAAATACACAAGCTTTAACCTTGCCTTCAGAAATGACTCTGACCTATGTACACTATCAAATGCTGGTTTGAAATCTCAAGCTGAGATAATCTTATTGCATAAGACGATATCGCTCTTGAAACATAATAAAGATTTGAGTAAAATGATGGCTAGTGTGAAGAGAGTGTATAAGTTCTCAGGAAGAACAGATGTGATTGATGGGTTTGATATTGCACGTTATGATGACCCAGCACTATATGGTAAGTACACATTCAAGACAAGAATTCCCTCATGGATGCCAACAATGGCACAGGCACATTCAAGTGCTGACCATTTGTTGATTACTCGGTTATATTCGTGGTGTATTTCATTGACCGATGATTACTTAGTCACATTAATGCGAATATATAATGCTACTAATGTACATGGCATAGATACAGAGCACGCACATTATCGTGAGATTAATAAAAACTATTTGATAGAATTTGATAACTTATATTGCCAAGGAACAATGGCATCAACTGGATTAGTGGAAGTATATTGATGATTGATGAAAAAATTAAAGAATTAGCAAGACTGGCCAAACCAAAATACTTGCAAAACTATGACAACTTTAAACCCGGAGAAGATTATGTCATGTACTCTGGCCAATTATGGGACGAAAGGGAGATGGAGTTATCTCTCAAGGCATTTCTGACTGGCAAGTGGGTTTCTGCTGGCGAGAATGTTGAGAAATTTCAAATTAGATTCTCAAAAAAATTCAATGTAAAACAATCACACATGGTCAACTCAGGTAGTTCGGCTAATCTAGTGATGATTGGTGCATTGAAGAAGCATTTCAAATGGGAAGATAATGATGAGGTGATTGTATCGCCAGTTGGTTTCCCAACAACGATTGCACCATTGATGCAGAACAATCTTAAACCTGTATTTGTTGACATTGAGTTTGATACACTAAACTTTGATGTTAAGTTAATCGAAGAAAAGATTACTCCTAGAACAAAGGCTATCGTTGTATCACCTGTTCTGGCTAATCCACCTGACATGGATTTTATTAGAGAATTATGTGAACGACATAATTTAATTCTAGTAGGTGATAATTGTGACTCATTGGGTACAAAATGGAATGGTAAACTCATCACCGATATGTACTTTTGTTGGACCACATCATTCTATCCTGCACATCATATTTCAACTGGCGAGGGTGGTATGGTTTCATCCAATACACCAGAATTTATTGATATCGTGAGATCACTAAGCTGGTGGGGTAGAGATTGTTATTGTGTTGGTTCAAATAACCAATTACCATGCGGTACTTGTGGTAACAGGTTCGACCGTTGGTTAGATACATATGATGGTATCATTGACCACAAGTATATTTTCTCTCATGCAGGTTACAATCTAAAGCCACTCGATATGCAAGGTGCAATTGGTGTTGCTCAGTTAGAGAAAGTAGATTTTATTGATATCAAACGCCGTGAGCATAAAGCAAGATTGTCTTTGTTATTAGAAAAATATTTGAATGTTCGAATTGCAAATACTTTACCTCACTCTGATCCGTCATGGTTTGGTGTGCCAATCATTTGTGAGACACAACAAGAAAAAGAGAAATTAGTTGCATACTTAGAAGCTAATAAGATCCAAACACGCAATTACTTCGCTGGTAACATCCTGTTACATCCAGGTTTTAAACACTTAGATGACTACAGTAAATATCCACTAGCAAACAAAGCATTGTCTCATGTGTTTATCTTAGGATGCCCACCATTTTGGAATGATAAAGTTTTTGAATACATTGAAGAGGTACTGAAGAAATGTCCGTGATACAAGTGTTTGGTGGTAAAGGGTTTGTTGGGTCTGAGTATGTCAAAACAAAACATGACATGATTGTAAATGAACGCAACGATTACAGGGTGTCTTTAGATGCAACTGAAATTGTGTATTTCATTTCAACTGTAACCAATTATAATGTTAAGACAGACCCTTACATTGATATTGATACTAACCTATCAACTATGATTATGGTTCTTGAGCAATGTAAAGATAAGGGCAT